AATGGAAAGAAGACCGCAGAGAACGAAAGATTAAGAAGTACACCCGGCGCGGAGAATTAGCCGCGCTCCACAAACTACACAACGAAACAAACGGAGATGAACAACAAGCAATCGAAGCCATACAACTCGCTATCGCGAACCAGTGGCAAGGAATCTTCCCTCGACCAAAGAAGGCAAGTCCAAAAGGCCCGAGCAGAGATGAGTTTAACAACTATCTCAAAAACGGGATTATTTAAATACACGCCCCAGGAGTGTTGGGAGCAAGGAACCAACATTAAAACCGCGCTCCGCGTTATGCCGGAAGAAACCCGCGCGGCTGTGGTCTCAATGATTAAAACCACGGTGGACTCCATAGATGCAAAGAAGACGCTCTCGAGCTTCGAAGACATCGCCCTTTGCGCGGAGATGATATTCGAGATTTTCCCCGTTTTGAAATTGGAGGAATTGAAGTTAATTTGTCAGCGCATGATAACGGGGCACTATGGCAAATATTACGAGCGGTTAAAAATCGCAGAATTCCGAGAGTGCATCACCAAGCACGAAGAGGAGCGCGCCCCGATCCTGGAGCGACAAAACGAAGTAATTTACCGAGGCACGGACAACCCTACCAACGTCCCCGAATACGATGCAGAAGCGGCAAAGCTCGCTTGGAGAATGAAGAACAATCCTTTTTTGATACCCGGAAAGAATGGGAATAGCGAAGACAAAAGCGAAACTTGATTCCATCTTTTCGACGTATATCCGCCTCAAAGGATCGAACGAAGAAGGGTGGGGAGAGTGCTTTACCTGCGGACGGTTGAGGCATTACAAAGAGGTGGATTGCGGACACTTCATCACCCGGGCCAAGCTCGCCACGCGGTGGGACGAGATGAACGTAGCCTTCCAGTGCAAGCAATGTAACATGACCGGAGGCCAACAATACGTTTTCGGAAAGAAGCTCGACGAAATCCACGGCGAAGGGACGGCGGAAGCCATCCTTCTCAAGAGCAACCAAAACAAGAAGTGGACGGTGGAAGAACTCGAGGAGAAGTGCAGATACTATCGAAGGAAGATAAATGAAATCAAGGCACAAAGAGGACTGGAATAGGTTCTTAACACGGAACTATTCGAAACTCCTCCGCGTTGCTGAACGATGGACGGACGATCCGGGCGACCTTGTTCACCACGTCTATTTGAGGTGTATCGATAAGCGATACATGGAGAACCCCTTCGGGTACTTCGTGAAGGCTATGTACTTCGAAGCGACACGCGGAAAATTTAAGGAACTGTATAAAACAAACGATAATGAACCCCAAGAACAAACAAGCGAAAGCGACTGGAGCAAAGCCATCCAGCGCGAACAACTCCAACTCATTCTCGACCGTCTCAGTTGGTTCGACCGAACTATATTCGGACTATATCTCAACGGATGGAACATGGCAGAAATATCTCGACGAAGTGGGATTGGAGAGTCTACCCTTTATCGCTCACTACACGTCACAAGAAAAACCCTGAAAGATGTTCTTCGTAACCGGACAGAAAAGGAGTGACCGCCTCGCCATTTGTCAGAGCTGCGAACACTTCGTGCAATCCACGAAGAGTTGCGGCCCCCTCGTAACCGAAGCCTTCACCGATTCCAAACTCTGCGGCTGCCATATGCCCACGAAGACGCGGCTCAAGGTAGCCTCATGCCCATTGGATAAATGGGAAGCAGAGATAAACGCGGAGCTCCTGGACAAGATCCGCGAACTAATCGAGAACCCTAAAGACGCTACGAACGGCGACCTCGCCGAACTGTACTCAAAAGCCACCGGAACGAATACGCAAGCCTCGCAATGCTCCTCGTGTAACCGGAAAATGTTTAACGAACTCAAACAACTATTGAAAGATGCCACTACCTAAACCTGAAAAAAGCGAAAACCGTTACCAATTCATGCACCGCTGCGTGAACTCCGTAATAGCAAAGCGGGAGTTTCCCGATGCGGATCAACGCGTTGCGGTCTGTTCTGCTATTTGGAAAGAAGAAACGGGGCAATGAAGACGGTAACAAGCGTATCCGGCGGCCAGTCCTCAGCGTATATCGCCGCTAATTATCCGAGCGATTACCTCGTGTTTGCCTTGGTAACTACGGAGGATAAATCCTGCCAACACCCCGACCCGTATTTGAGGAAGCTCGTAAGTGACAAAATTGGGCGCGATTTTATCGGAACCCTTGAGGACGATGTTATCATTGAAACGATGCTGGAGCTTGAGCAATGGTTGCAGCAAGATATTCACTGGACAGCCGGGGAAACATTCGACCACATCACAACCCACAAAGGCGGATGGTTACCTAACAAACTCCACCGATATTGCACGGTAGAAATGAAACTTCGCCCAATGCACCGTTGGTGGAAGGAGACAATTGGAGAGCCTGTAAAGATGCAGATTGGATTCCGAGCAGGCGAAGAACGGCGAGCCGTGAGAATGATGGAGCGATGTAACGAAGACGGCCTTCTCGAATTTAAAGACGTAATTGGAAAACACTCCAACGGCAATAACAAATGGGCAACGGTTGCATGGCAAAAACCCATTTTCCCAATGATTGAAGACGGGATCCACCGAGATAAGGTTGTAGAATATTGGAACGAAATTCCTATTCCATTTGCAGAGCGTAATAACTGCGTCGGTTGCTTTCACCGCAACCCCCTACTTCTTCGAAAGATGTGGGATAAGTACCCGGAAAAAATGGAATGGTTCGCGAAGCAAGAGCGCGTTGAAGGAAAAGGACAATGGAGACACGGGGACAAGACTTACGATCAAATTAAAAAACACCGTTTGCAACACGAGCTGAATTTTGACGATTTCGGCGAATGCGACAGCGGGCACTGCGGACTATGAGCTACACTAAAGAAGAACGCGCAGAGATAGCGCACAACATACGGGAGTTCATGAAGCAACCCAAGAAAGAGAAGTTCGAGGAGAAGCAATACTTCGACACGATCGGACAAACGGCGGGACTCCGGATGCTGCACCGAAGGGAACACAATATGACACACTACGACCGCGAATGGTTGGAGACCATAGCGAGAGACGTAGAAGGCAGAATCATTCACCCGTAATTGCCGGGTCTTTTGTAGATTGCAACAATGAGAAACGCACGTAAAGCCCTCCTCCACGCGAAGAACTTCCTCTTAATTACGGAGAACGCCGAAGTAGTGCGTTTACACGTAGGGCAAGACCCCGCAACCCTCCTCTTAACTTTAGCCGTACATAATGCCGAATTCCTCCACACCCTCGAGGCCGTCATCGTTCAAGCTCACGAAGCTCTCGGAGATCCGGGAGAACCCGAACAACCCTCGGACAATTAAAGAAGAGAAATTCGAGAAACTCGTTCGAAGTATCCAGACCTTCCCGGAGATGCTCGAAGCGCGTCCAATTGTAGTCAATCCCGATATGGTCGTCCTCGGGGGTAATATGCGCCTCAAGGCTTGCAAAGCCGCAGGACTGACCGAGGCACCCGTTTACGTCGCTTCGTGGGAAGAATCCAAGGCGAAGGAGTTCATTGTAAAAGATAACGTCGGCTTTGGTGAATGGGATTGGGATATTCTAGCTAACGAATGGGACGCAACCGAACTCGAAGAATGGGGGTTGGATGTATGGACTCCGGACGAAGAACCAACCGAAGGCCTCACGGATCCCGACGAAGTACCCGAAGCACCGGAAGAACCGAAGACGAAACTCGGAGACCTCTATATCTTGGGGGAGCATCGTTTGCTTTGTGGGGACTCTACGAAGGCGGAGGACGTGGAGAAGCTCATGAACGGAGAGAAGGCGGATATGGTTTTTACTGACCCGCCCTATGGTATGTCGTATGAATCCAACGCATGGGACAGCAAAAACAAAGATGTTAAAGCTAAGCGTACCGATTCAAAGATTTTGAACGACGAAACTACAAATGTTGGTAAGCAAGCGTTGAATCTATTGCCATCGTTAACGAAAAGCGAGTGTCATTTTTATATATGGTGTCGATGGGATTGCTTTAATGACTTTTTAACCAAGATGAGCCAAGTTGCCAAAATTAAGGGTGTTGTTGTTTGGGACAAAGGAGGCCCGGGCTTGGGAGATTTGGAATGTTCATACGGCGATAGTGAATGGGCCATCCATGCGCTTCGTGGTCGCAAGCCATTGGCAGAAAGACAGAATTGCGTTTGGCAAGTGAATCGAATGAAGGGTCTTCAAATGGTTCACCCAACACAAAAACCTATTGAGCTTTGTGAAAGAGCCATAAAAAATTCTACGTCCCAAAGCGAATTGGTTTTTGACTTTTTTCTCGGTTCAGGCTCCACCCTCATCGCGGCAGAGAAGACAGGGCGCAAATGCTACGGGATGGAATTAGACCCGAAATATTGCGATGTTATCGTAAAACGGTGGGAGGACTTCACAGGTAAAAAAGCAGAGCTATGGAAGCCGTAAAACACAACAAATCCAACACCAAAAAAGAGGCTATGCTCGAAGCCCTCGAGAAGTCACTTGGTATCGTATCGACCGCCGCGAAGATGGTTGGTATTGACCGCTCCACCCATTACGCTTGGCTCAAGTCAGACGAAGAATATAAGAGCGCGGTTGCATCGATTCAAGACGGCGTTCTCGACTTCGCAGAAAGCCACCTTTACAAGCTCGTAAAGGAAGGCAACCCCGCCGCGACTATCTTCTTCCTAAAGACCAAAGGCAAGAAGCGCGGATATATAGAACGGCAAGAGATAGAGGTACAAGAGAAGAAGCCCCTCTCGTGGTTGGATGAATAAACTCCCCGCCACATATTACCACGTAAGGAACTCAAAGAAGCGCATCCAGGTACACCAAGGCGGGACGCGATCCGGCAAGACGTACTCGATACTTCAAAGCCTCATAGAACTCTGCCACAAGAACTCCGGCCTCGTGGTGACCATTTGCCGAAAGACATTCCCCGCCCTTCGTGCGACAGCCATGAGGGACTTCTTCGAGATACTCGAAAACGAGGACGCATACAACGTCGAGCTTCACAACAAATCGGAAGCCACTTACCAGCTATGGGGCAACCTCGTGGAGTTTATTTCGGTGGATCAACCGCAGAAGGTGCGAGGGCGAAAGCGTGACGTTCTCTTTATCAACGAAGCCAACGAGATAACGCTCGAAGATTGGCGGCAACTTATCCTAAGAACCACGGGGCGAATCATTGTAGACTTCAACCCCTCCGACGAATTCCATTGGCTTTACGATTTACCTAACCGCGATGACTGCGACTTCTTCAAAACGACGTACAAGGATAACCCCTTCCTCCCGCAAAGTGTACTCCTGGAAATTGAACGCTTCAAAGAAGCCGATGAAAACTTCTGGAGGGTGTACGGACTCGGAGAGCGAGGAACAAGCCGGGCGACCATCTTCACCCATTGGAAAGAAATAAACCAGATACCAAATGAATTTAAACTCCTCAACATCGGGCTCGACTTCGGATATACGAACGACCCAACTGCCATCGTCAGAGTGTACACCGACGGCCACGGCTTCGCAGTCGACGAGCTATGCTACGCAACGCGCCTTACTAACTCAGATATTGCAAAAAGCCTCCGAGATAACGGAGTCAATCGATCGGATGTTGTTATATGTGACTCCGCAGAGCCCAAGAGCATCGACGAGATACACGGCCACGGATTCAATACTCACGGAGCAAGAAAGGGACGCGATTCGGTTCGAAGCGGAATCCAGTTCCTCCATTCGAGGCCGCTACTTATCACGGCGCGGAGTGTGAACCTTATCAAAGAGCTTCGCAACTACAAATGGAAGGAGGATAAGAACGGCAAGCAACTGAACGAACCCGTAGACCAATTTAATCACGCTATCGACGCGATGCGGTATGCAATCACTTTTAACCAAACGAACCCGAACTTCGGGAGCTACGCTATCGGGTAAAATGCGGGCGACCCGTAAAATTCCCGTAAACACGCAAAATCCACGCACGATTCACGCAAACCCGTTTCGTAAGGGATAAGGAAACCGAACAAACCAAGTTATTTAGACGATGGAATTACGCCTCCCTCACCGATGGTCAGACCTCACGCTCGGAGAGCTGCAAGTAATGATGACAAGCGAGAACCAACTCGAACGAATATCCGCTTGCACAGGTAAGAGCGTGGACAAACTGCGTACCATGCCTCAGAAGCTAATAGAAGCCGCAGGAGCGCATATAGACCAATTACTAACCCAAGAGACCGCACGATTTGAGAAAGTGGTTGAGATGGACGGAAAACGCTTCGGATTCGTTCCCGATTGGGACGCCTTCACGGCGGGCGAATGGATCGACCTGGAAAACTACCTCGAGGACTTCTGGAAGAACGCGCATAAAGTAATGTCCGTTCTCTTTCGGGAAGTGACCTACGAACTCGGAGACAAATACGAGGTAAAGAAATACACCGCCAAAGAAGACGCATCCATATTTGAGGAGATGCCCGCAGACCTCGTGTCCGGTACGCTGCTTTTTTTTTGGACTACCAGAAACGAACTGCTGCACGATATGAAGTCCTCTTTACTGGAGGTAGCGGAGGCAGCGATCCGGTCGGCGAAAAATGGGGGTGGTATCACGTCCTCCACGCCCTCGCAGGAGAAGACCTCCTCAAGATGGACAAGGTTACGGAACTCCCTATTCAAGTCGTCTTCCAACATCTCAGCTAT